ACTGCTAAGACTATATGAGTCTGTTTGTTGACGGACACCACCAACAAAGACAATAATAGAACTTGTTGCCAATGGTGCTTCACGTAAGGTGAAGTTAACAGTTGTATTGTCACCACTAAAGGTGTCAATAGCAAATGTTGCTGAGCTGGGAGAATTTCCGATGTAAGCCATAATTCTTTATTTATGTTGTTGGGTTTATTCTATTTATCATGCAATTGCAAGGAAGATGTAAGTACCGCCATTTGCATTAATGGCGGCTGGTGCGGTGGAGGATAATTCAAACCCTGCGCTGTATGGGTCAATGTAATCTGTATTGGTTACTTCAGCAACTGTACTGTTAATCAGAAGATAAGGATCATTTCCAGAAATAATACCTCGAACAGTGTCCCAGACATACCAATCAGCAACGTCATCGGTTCTCTTAATAAGAACAAACCTAGCACCAGCTGCAAAGCCACAATCAATTGTTTGTGTTGAACCATTACCTGTGTATGAGCCTACTTTGGAAACACCAGGACAAGAGGCGAAAAGATAAACAATATATTCGTAACTATTTCTATTTGCAGTAGTAGATGAACCAGTGGAATAAGCTATTGATGATGGTGTAGAATACCAGTTTTGAACACTACTTGCATTTGTTGTATCCAAATATAAACCATAAGTCCATCCAAGCAACCCAATACCAACATGCCAATTGCCCGTTTGGTTACTTGACTTAGTAATAATTAATTCTGGTGTTACACCCAAATTATGATTAATTGACCTATTTGTTGTTGCGTCTCCAACAAAAGTGAGAATACTAAAGAAACCTGGAGCTCGGCGAAGAAACCAATTTACAACCGGATCACCAGAACTATTAAATCCAGATTGAGCTACGTCAGTTCCTACACTTATTCCATCCATGTCATACGAGGTTATCTGTTGTGTTGAACTACTAGCTCCTGAAGAAGTAAAATTTGAGTATAGTTGAGCACTACCTCTAAGTCTTGCCATCCATGTAGTATTTAATCCAGCCGTAGCTTTAGCTCTTGCGATTACCAAATCTGGTGGAAAGCCAACTCCAGTAACTGTAGTTGCTGAGCCTGTACCTGTTCTACTAATAGTTTTGAACACACTAGTCCCAGTCGTAGGCACTTTCATCGGGCCACAGCGGATGGCGATGTAGATGTAGGTGTAGCTGCTGCCGTTATTGATTCCGCTTGATCCGTCTGATGCTGTTGCGGTAAAGCCTGTTGATGTTAAATCAACCCAATTGGAGCTAAATTCTTGATTACTACTGTTTGGGCTCAATCGCGGATCATTGCCGCCAGTGACAATCCCACGCATATTGTCAAATATAAACCAAGCGTTAGTGCCTGTAGCTTCTTTAATAAGCAGCCATTGAGGCTCAAACCCCAAAGTCGTGGTTACTGCATCGTATGTAACCCCATTAAAAGTGCCGCCCGTATAAGACCCACACGTAATCACATTGTCTGAGCCAGTCAGACCGAAGCCACCTGCGTTATGGGCAAATAGGTAGGCAACATATGTGTTTCCGGCTTCTCCACTATCAGCGTTGACTTGTGAGTTGTTGCCAACCGTAAATGTTGTGCTTGTTGGATTAACTGTGGTAGAGTTATTTCCAAAATAGTTAGCTGCGCCACCTGTGGTTTGTGCGGCCGTACTATTAAGTTTTATGTAGTTTCCTGCTGTTAAACTTCTATGCCAAACATTCCAATCTCCCGTGTTACCACTTCTTTTTACAATTATCATACCCGGTACAGAGCCAAGGTTATGTGACAAGTTCTGTGTAGTACCGTTTCCCGTCCATGTCACAATATCAAAGAACTTTGGTTGCTTGCGGAAGGTCCATGAAACTTCAGTTGCTCCAGATAAGTTGGTGTTTCCAGTGACGTATCCAAGAGTAAAGCCGGAAGAAGTAAAACCAGTCAAATCTGTAGAAGACGAACCATTAGTGCTGTTAGTTCGCAGTGAGTTTGAAACGCCCTGTACGGTGTTTGTTAACTCATGCGGATCCGCGCCGGCTCGGCTTTTCAGCCAAACCAACCCACCTTTACCAGACAAATCGATCCCGTTGACAATGGTCTGTGTAGCGCCATTGCCCGTGTATAGGTAAGTGCTGAACACATCTTCAATATATGTTGGCGTTGCTGCACCACCGGCCGCATAAACATTATAAGCAGCTTTACTCATTAAAATTGTCCTAGAACTGAAGTAGCGTAGTAGTTTGTTCCACCATCAATAGTGTATAGAGCAATCGTATCAACATAACCAGCAGTTGTGGATAGTGTTGGTGCTGTGTTTGATGGCCATTGAATACTAGATGGCCATGTAAGTGCATAACTTCCAGTTTGTGACAACTGAATTAAAAAACTAAATCCTGTCAGACTAGGTGGTGGGCTAGTAAAGATAACATTGGCCGCAGAGGTCACTACAGTTTTAAAAATTGTTGCACTAGCCAAGTTGCAAGTAATGTTACCAGATGCAATAGAAACGTTAGAGAATGTTTCTTGATATGTCTGTGCTTTAACGTTGCCGCTAATATTCACATTACCTGTAATACTGTTCAGACTTAAAGCTATGTTTGAAGCATAACTCACACGACCATCAGTTCCAACAGTAATTGTAGGAATAGAAGTAGTACCACCATAACTACCAGCAGAAACACCAGTTACCGCTAATTGAGTGGCAGTTAAGGTACCACTTGAAATTAAATTACCACTAACTCTAGTTAAAGCCATTTTTTATTCTCTTATTCTGGTTTAGTTGGCCACACAATATTGAATGGGTCAGATTGTTCTGTAACATCTCTTAATGCTTGGCGATATGTAGACCACTCTGTTGGCATTGGAGTAACTGTATCTGCGGCACGGATGGATAACCAATCTGTATCTTTCAACAAAGAATCTCTCTGTGAACGGACTTGTGTCCATCTCTCAGTATTACGTCTGGCCATGAATGCTTCTTCATGCTGAACCTTAGTTGTTGTTACACCTTCTACTGTGGTATCTGCGAATAGGTCTACTACTTCCCAGTTTTGTACCCAATTGCCTAGGCTATCCTGCACAACTCCATTCAAACGGATTGTTTTCAATGGGTCTGTATTAGTTGGTTGTGGTGCTTGTAGAACTGGATCAATTCCAATAAACTCACAAACAGATGCATCCCATACTGCTGGGAAAGATGTGTTCCAATGTAGGCGTCTTACTTCGCCTTGACTTAAAACTTGGCCTGTTTCTCTGATTCTATAGTCTGACATTTTTATTCCTTGATATTTGGATAGTTAGATTGATATTCTCTAACTGTATTATTTATGCGATTGCTAAAAAGATGTATGTGGCGGATGCTACATTAATTGGGAAATTAGTAGCATCGTTGTTGACAATGAAACCTGAGTTAGCTGGATCAACAGCATCATAAGCTGTTGCTTCAGCATCTGTAGTGTTTAATTTTAAGAATGGATCGTTTCCAGAAACAATACCTCGAGCAGTATCAAATGTATACCAATCGCCTGATGAGTCTGTACGTTTAATTAAAACAAACCTAGCACCAGAAGCAAAGCCACAATCGATAGTTTGTGATGAACCATTACCTGTATATGAACCAACTTTGGAAACACCAGCGCAAGTGGCAAAAAGGTAGGCTACAAATGTCTCCCCCGTAGGATAGTTAATATCTGGATTTTGAAAATACGTTGATGTAAGCGTGTAAGTGCTTCCGGCACTTTTTGCACTTGCGTTAAAAGCAAGTTGAAAGTTAGTCCCAATTAAAGGACTGTTGATATACCATGCGCCTGTAGTGCTTCTAACTTTTGCAATAATTAGTTCTGGCGCTACGGTTAAATTATGTGGGATTTGAGGGTTCCCTGCGTAATTTCCAGTATAGCAAACCTCATCAAAGAAGCCGGGAGCACGTTTTAAGTTGTACATAACAAAAGAAGTACCAGTCTCATTTAAGCCTGAAAAATTGCCAGTAGTTCCAATTACTATGGCTTCCATTTTATTTGAAAAACTAACAGATGCTTGTGAAGTGCTTTCATTGCTAGTGCCTCCCGTCCATAGCTTTGCAAGTGATCCACGCAATCTATCTACAAAACTTATACTGACTGGTGCAGTTGGGTAGTTTCTACTAATAAACCAAGATAAATCAGAATACTGTAAAGGAGATACATCAAATTCTCTATTTAGCGTGTTGGTTCCATTATAAGTTTCTGCCACAAAAACACTTGTACCAGTCGTAGGCACTTTCATCGGGCCACGGCGGATGGCTATGTAGATGTAGGTGATACTGGATACTAATACCCCACCAAACCCTGTGTTTGTGACGTATGGGCCGCCAAAGTCCGCTTCGGCCGTGCTGGTGTTTGGTGACAAATAACGACTGTTAACATAATTGACACTTGTACTATTACGAGCAGGCCATCCACGCATGGTGTCCCACACATACCAATCACTACCCGCCTCATTGGTTGCTTTTGCAAGAACCCATTGCGGTTCATAACCAAGGTTCACAGAAAAGTTACCGCTTCCGTCTGTTGTAAACGACCCACACGTAATCACATTGTCTGAAGCGGACGGGCCAAAGCCTCCTGCGTTGTGGGCGAATAGGTAGGCGACATAAGTGTTGCCGTTAACGTTTAGATAGTTGTTTGGGTCAGAACTTCCAAGGCTATTTAACACCCTAAAAAATCCGTTATACGACCCATCCACTGAACCCCAAGTGATTGTTTCAGAATTAACAGTTGAGGCACTAGCAGTTGAGTTAAGAATCAGGTTTTGATTTACAACTGCTAAGCTTCTATGTACCACCATCCAATTTGTTGAACCAGTGGACGTGCACTTAACCATGATGCAACCGGGAGTGCTTCCAAGCGAATGTGTTACATCCTGATAAGTTGCGCCATTCCCCGTATAAGTCACAATATCAAAGAACTTTCGTTGCTTTCGGAATGTCCATGAAACCTGAGTTTGCCCTGAACTATTAACTACGGTACTTGAATTTGGTCCAAGAGTGTACCCAGTTGTTGTGGCAGAGGTAATGTCATTTGAGCCTTGAAAAGCACTACCCTGACTTCCAGACGTTGTGTTGGAAATCAAATACTGGGAAGCGACGGTATCGGCAAGATAGTTGTTTTGGGCATTACTTCTGCTTTTTGTCCAAACCAATCCACCCTTAGTAGACAAATCAATACCATTGGTAATATTTTTTGTGGTGCCATTGCCTGTATAAAGGAATGCACTAAACACATCTTCAATATAAACCGGTCTAGCAGAACCAGCTGCGCCTTGCTGCAATAATTTAGGAGTTAATGACATAGATTATGCTGTGTAACCAATCAATGAAGAACCACGCCATGTTGTTCCAGTATTAGCTGTTGAGAAGATTAACAAGTCTTTACCTGAAGATGTGAGTGTTGGTGCCGTGTTGGCTGGCCACCTAACAGCTGCTGGGAATGTAACAGTATATGCACCGCCATTTGCCAACTCAATAACAAAAGAACTATCTCTTGCGACAGGAGCACCAGTGAATACAAATGCTGTTGTTCCTGCTGGATTTACAACAAAGTAATTTGCAAGTGCTACGTTAATCGTATTACTTGAGGTTGCCAATGTTACTACGTTCATAGCAACACCGCCATATACATCTAATGAAGTATTGGCAATTGCACCAGATGTGTTACCAACCGCAAATGGTCCACTTGAGTATGTTGGTACCGCACTAAACGCTACGTTAGCTGCATAAGTCACACGACCATCTATGCCAACTGTAACAACTGGAATCTGTGTTGCGCCACCATAAGAGCCGAATGTTACACCAGTATTACTTAAATCAGAAGATGGAATTGTATAGGCTGCAATTTTGGCACCAGTGATTGCACCATCGGCAATAGATGCCGTTAAAACTGTACCATCACTAGGTACAAATTTACTTATGATACTGTTTCTATATGTGACAAGAATGTTACCAGTACCGGACGATGGAGCACCGTCAAACGTAAGTGTTGTTCCACTTACAGTATAAGCCGTAAATGGGTCTTGTTGGACATTGTTAACGATAACTTCAATATCACCAGTAGCAAAAACTGTTCGTGATAATGTAAAAGCCGTTGTCGTATTATCACCATTAAACCTTTCGGTCAATGATACGAAAGCTGATGTGGATGGTGTATTACCGATATACATTAACTAATCTCCAGCACCGATAAAATAACGTCTGCGTTGGCGGTTGCTGAAACCTTAATTGCATCAGTTGCTTCCAGTACCAATTTTTGGTCTCCACCAATTGGAACTAAAGCACCACCAACTGCAATAGTTGCTTCTTTAACCATAAAATAGTCTGTGCCACTAACCGTAATGAATACGTTAGCGCTAATTGGTGATGTAGTCATATTAGCAATACTCATGCCAATGACTGTTGCTTGAACACCAGCGCCAGCAGTAAATATAGTCTGTGCAGCTGTGTTTGCATTTTTAACGTGATAATTTTTAAAAGAATTGGCCATGTTTTGATATCCTTAATGCCGTATTTATATTAGCCTAATGCTATTGCAAAGGCAAGACTGTCGCCAGTTGATACTGTTGCCGCATTCGCAATGTTAGCGTAAATTGCTGTATTAGCAGAACCTGAAAGCTGTGTAACATTTAAATTGCCACCAATTGTCACATTTGTGTTGGCATAGAATGTTGCTGAGTTACCACCATCTGTTAGGTTGTTGGTCGTAGTGATTAAAGACTGTGAAGCACCCAGCCATTGTTGGAATGTATTTGCCGTGGTTAGTTGATTAATTGCCATTATTGTCCCTTAGACGCAATCTGTTGTAACAGAGATTTGATTTCTCTGAATTCATCTTTTATTGATGCTATTTCATCAGATAAGGATTCGACAGTTGTTTTCATATCTTTTTTATACTTATGTTCCATCATAGCACCACGATTGATATTAATAATCGCTTTGCTTTTAGAATCCCTGACCAGGTCAGGGTGGCCTTCTACTTTGTATTCCATATTATGCCAATGCAACTAAACGTAGGTTTTTACATTTTGGTATCTGAGAACTATCATCAGACAAGAATACAATCTTAAATACGATTGCATCAAACTGTGGAAGGTTTTCTACCAATTTTTCTACTTCATTAAATTCGCCACCAAGAGAAGCTTGAACAGTTATGCCAGTAATTTCGGTATACTCTTTTTCTCTCAAATCAACTGTATCGCCAACTTCACTAATCTTGTAGAAGAACTTGATGTTAGCGTTTGTTGGTTTGGCCACATCTACGTAGAACTTAAACGAAGTAGATGGGTTGGTAAAATCGATTTCTCTTGTAATGTATTTAGAATAGGCTGATCCGTCATATGCAGCTTCTTCTGCAATGAAGTTTCTACCATTTGTGATAGTGTATGTTGCAGTTGCATTTGTGGATACATTTTGTGTACTTACATTATAGATGGAGATGTTTGCACCAGCATCTGTAACATCAATCACTCGGTATTGACCAGCATTCACACCGTTATTAGCGGTAACATTAATATATGTACCCTTAATAATTGATGTAGCATTAATCTTGTCTTGTGAACCTGATAGTGTAATTAGGCCTTGAGCACCAGACACTTGAGTAAAGATGATGTTATTAGCATTAGCAATAGTAACAATATCATTTGCAGAGATTTTATTTTGTGTGCTGTAAGTTGGGTTGTTAATCAAGTTACGAGCAAACACACCACCAATTTGTTTAGTGTCAATTACTGGTGAAACCAAGCTAGAAGACGTTGAGAATTCAATTCTATGAATAAACGGATTAGTGTTGCTCATTGCAACTTGTTTATTCACATTACTTGCCAATGTCTTAGTAGAATTGAAGTTTACATCATCTAATGCAATTGTAGTAAATGCAGAATCAACGCCATACGTGGATGAACTGGTTGTCTTAATCTTATTAACCAATGTTGTACCGGATGGAACAACGGCAGAGATTACAGGATAGTAAGTGTCATATGCAAAGTCTGTAGAAACTTGAATACTAGCACCACCAGTACGTGTTGTTTGCGTAATAGCATTCGACACATTAGATGGCAATGTAATTGTGTATGAGTCTAATGTTGTATTATCAATTGTAAAGGTTTGAGCATTTAATGAACTTACATTGATACCAAAGAAATTAGAGTTAGCAGATGAATTAATCAGATTACCATTTAATGGGAAACCATTAAGTTTGATTGAAGAACCTGTAACTTGGCCATGTGCTGGATGAATCACACGCATGATGTTGGAGTTTGCGTAAACTTCAAATGGGTCAATACCCAAAGAAATTTGGTCATAATATTCATCATCAACATTAAACTCAACAACACCAGTTACAGACGTATCAAATTCTGCACGATACAAATTAAACTTCATATCTTGGAATTGGTCAGCCTGCCACGTTGAAGCATTTTGTGATTTGAACAATACACCAATATATGGTTGTTCAGCAATAAATGCATTAGTTAGAATGTCGAATTCACCAACTTGTGCAATCCAAACTCTATAGTTGATAGAATCGGACAATAGAACAAAAGCGTATTCACCAGAATCTAAGAATACTGGACTCCCAAAACTAATTGATGTTGCTGTGCTACCATCAGTTGATGTATTAATGTTAGTAGGATAAACAACAACTTCAGATGATGGCAAAATAAACGAACCAGGAACACCGTTTTCCATTTTGCGAATTTGAACACGCATTGGAATAGTATCATCTTTACTTGAGAAATAAACATCAAGTTTAGACAAGTAGATTGGTGTATTGATAAAGAATGATTGCGCTAATGGATCCATGCCACCAGCAGACAAACAGTTTGCACCATAAGAATAACCAGCAGTTGGCTCTGCCTTAACTGTTGTAAGTACAGCTGACTGAGCATCACCTTTCCAATAATTACTTGTATTAGTTGCCTCAGGTACAGCACCGTTTATAGCTGCAATTGCATATGTAATTTGTTTAGCTGTAAAATCAGAAGCTACTTCTTTTGTTCCGCCATTGTTTAAATGGATTTCTGTAATGCCATTAACACCATTTTTGCCTTGTTCGTTATTTCTAATACCCGCATCAGTAATTTGTTTTGTGAGTGCATACAAATCAGCAGCTGCTGTATTATAATCGCCAATTGTAATTAAGTCAGGAGAAATTGCACCAACGTCAACAAAAGCGCCACCATTAACACTAGAAGCGCTAATCAAAGCATTAATACTTGCATAACCTTTGTTGGTAACTTGCTTAGAAAAAGAATCATACCAATATTGTTTTTCACTAGGCGCAGGATTGCGGCCAAAGGCATAACGATAAGTCACATCCAGATAATCTGGCGTTGGTGGCACAGGAGCTGGAGCAGGATCTGGTTCAACATATTCAGGAACATATGCCGATGCAACATAAGTTGGAGGTGGTTCCAAAATAACTTGTGGAGCTGGAACCGGTTTCTTAATCAACTGGCCATTTGAATTAAATTTCGCAACAGCAAAAGTTTCAAAGTCAGTACCACCAGCTGTAGAATCTGTTACAACAAACGTTGATTCACCAGTTGGCAAGTTAAACAAATTAGCCAAGTAATGGAACTCACCTGTAAGTTTACCTGTTTCATCAGTAATCAAGTTTTGTGAGTTTGCAGTAGCTGCAGCGGCCAATGCAGAGTTAGCGCCAATAGGATTTGTATTGATGCTATTACAATAGTTTGTAACATTGATGTTATCGAAGAATATATTAACTCTTGTCTTAGGTTTCATGCCCTCAGCAGTAAATGTAATTTTCACTGAGCGCATTTTTGGAACAAGAGCAGAATTTGTTACCAAATCATTGTTTGTTTTAGTATCTTGTCCCTCTGAAACAGCATAGTCAAGACCTGTCCTATCGTCTGTTCTTTGGCTGCCGTAATAGTTGGTTCTCCAATTACCCCAAACTGCATTATATGTACCCTTAGATTGTGAGGTAGCACCGAATTGGTCATAGTTGCCATTTTCATTTTTAGCAACCATCGGCAATTCTTCTTCACTAAACCAGATATCTGATGGTGGATCCAACTTGATAGAACCAGTCCATGTGATAACACTAAATGGGTTAATGTTTTCTGTCTTACTTGCCTTTTCATTTTTAATGTATGAAACGTCAGTATATGGCAAAGTAATCAAATCGTTTGTTAAAACATAATTGTTTGCAGTTCTTGCTGGTGTTGTTAAATTAATTTCTTGCAACGGAACAAATTGTGTTTTGGAAAGAGGTCTCAATTCTTTCTTAGTGTAATCAATAGAAACACCATAGTCACGGTTATAAACATCACCAACACCATGGCCAGCAAAGTTATCTACAACAAAACCATTTTTGAATCGGTCAAAACCATTTGAATCTTGAATCTGTAAAGACTGTGTATCTTTCTCCAACAAATTCAATGTTGTGTAATATTCCAAATTTTTAACACGATTTTCAATACGACCAATGTCACGCATAGTGTATCTACGATTATCAATAGTGGTTACTTCAATATCAGAAGTAATATCAAACACATATGGTTTTTGTTTAATTACAAACAAAGGCATTGTATCATCAGACACATTTGGCTCTTTAGGATTTAAAGAACTAATACCTTCAACAATAGAAAATATGCCATTCTTATCGAGGACAATCTTATCAGTTCTTGGCAAGTAATAAGAATAATCAGTTAGAACATCGCTAGATGGATCAATGAAGTCGTTTACAACAGCACCAGCTCCAGTGAATCCTGTGCCAGCATCATTGATTCTTGGTCTGAAGTCCAAGCAATCTCTTAGTTGGTAAGTTTTTCTGTTATCGGTAAATGTAGGAATATCTTTATAGGCAATTCCAGTATATGAGTTTACCGAAAAGTAATCACCAGAACCATGGGTAAAGTAATCAAAGGTAATACGAATTGGGTTAGTTGGTTTTGGTGAACCAGTTTTCAGTCTAACTTTGCCAAGGCCATAATACGTTAATTTTTGGCCATTGTCTAATTCATATCTGTCAGTAATGTCAACGTCTCCTGTCGTGTTATACGCAGTTCCAAACGCATCTGGAGACATCATTACAGATGTTAGTTTATAGACGTCAGCCTTACCTAAAGACACGACAGTTGCCTGAGCAGTATTGGCATCGGTATAATCAATTGTGGCACCAGACACCAAAGTTTTAGTTTTCTTGTCTGCCGCAGTATTTGTCTTTGTAAGTTTGCCAACAAGTGCCACGTCAGCAGTAGCATAGGCTGATACATTGGCAGGCGAGTTTGACAAAGCAGCAAGGTTAATAGTAACAGAAGTGCCGCCAACTGCTCGTGTCACAAAAGTTGTTGGATTCAAATATTGACCAGCGTTTGTACCACTCTTAACAACCAAGATGTAAGACGATGTGGAGATACTGTCAAAGGTCTCATCAGTACCAGCTGAAATGGTTACAGTATTAGAAGATAGCGTTCTTGCATATGAACGCTTAACATCATAAGAAGTTTCAATGTTTGTTGGGTCAACAGTTTTAATTGTTGAATATGGCAACTCAAACAAATGTGACAAGTATTGTGTTTCATTATATGCAGCTGTATCGTAAAATGCAATGATACCAGTTTGATTAGATGTTGGTGCAGTAGCTACCACTAAACTCACAGCATTTGTAACAGAAGTAATTCTATAACTTATACTGTTAATTGAAATAAAATCATTAGTTGTTACTTCATTGGTAAACAATGTAGCAGCACCAGTAATTACATTACTTCCGTTTGTTGTTGAAACAGAACCAGATAATGCAATTTGTGTTGGCGAAATGTTAGCAGTAAAATCTGCATAACCAGTATTGTCAACATACAACTGTTTAACATCACGCTCAAAGACATAACCAGGCGTCATAGAAACGTCAAATAACCAGCACTTGTAAATTGCAGTTGTAGTGCCTGCTGTGCCAGAACTGAATTCCATGGCTCTAATTTTACCAGTACCAATTGCAGTACCACTAGAAGAACCAGCAGTCACAGTATATTGGTCATAGAATGACACAGATGGCAACAACGACAAATCGGGAATTGAACTTAAACCAGTGATGTAGATATAGTTACCAATTGTTGTACTAACTACACCATTGTTTACGTTAGCATATTCTCTGGCTTTATTTCCAATAGTATATTTTGTTCGAATGTTCTCAACTTCATAACCACGAACGTATGCTTTTCCTGGCTGAATGATAGTCATTAACTTGTTATCATCACCACCATTAGCAGCCTCATAGTAACCATTACTTGAGACATTACTGCTCTTCAAATGGTTAATGATATTCAAGGTGTAAGGTTTTACAATGTAGTTGCCAGATTCGTCATATGTTCTTCTAGCAAATGTGTCACCCAAGATACTGTATCGTGGATCCAAGTTCTGAGAAATGACTTCACCATTTTCAATTTTAATTAATTCAATGAAGTTGGGGTCATCGTTAGCATTAAATGTGACAGGACGTGTGGCCAAGTCCAATGCAATTTTATAACGGTCGGCACCAGGCGCAATATAGTTACTTGCACCAACAGCTGGGTCAAGTAGTGAAGTATCTTGTGAAGAAGTTGTTGTAGATTCTGTTACTTGGAAACCAATAATAGTATTGTTAGCCAAAGCATATTTTCCTGCAACCAAAGTTTGATTGTCAAAATAAGCAAACACACCTTTAGTGAAGATAACACCAGATGATACAGAGAACGCAGTAGCTACACCAGTTGGAGTAGTAGCTGCAACTTGTAATGTCACATTGCCTGATTGTGTGGTAATTAACTCACCAGCCTGAAAGACTGTGTTAGAACCACCAGAATATGGTTGTGATGCTGTATATTTTACGTAAATGGTTGATGGGTCACCACCAGATGTTGAACTGATAGAATTAACAACAATAGCTTTTACGTTAGAAGTTAAACCTGTAATCGTTTCATTAATCAACGAAGAAATTTTAGTGTCAGAAGTATTAGCACCATATGATGCCGTCAATTTAACATAGTTGTACTTATTATCAACAGCTTGACCACCAGGAACAACGATTGAACCTTCTTTATAGATGCCTTGGCCAAAACGCTCAATTTGTTTTTGTAGTGATGTTTGTAACTGTGTTAATTCACGAGCCTGGACTGCACGACCTGGTCTAAACAAGATACGATAAAACTGTTTGGTTTCATCGTAGTCGTCATAGTAGGGATTAACATTATAGTTCTGCGCCATAAATTGCCTTTAAAACTGTATTACAAATTTAATATTTTCTGCTTGGCCATCTGCTCTATCAGTTTTGGCCGCATTCTCAACATAGAGAATGTCACCAGAATACGGTTCGAATTCTGGATTTATTTGTGAAACGATTGTTCTCGATACACCTGAAGTTGTTCCAGTTAAAGAAGCACCAACCACAAATGTTCCTTGTGTATTTGTCATTTTAACTGAAGTAGAGGTCTGAGAATAAACATAACCATATGCTGTTGCTGTATTTACTGAAGCACCTTGGTAAACATACTCATTAAGGGAATATGATGAACCCGCAGTCAATGTAATAGTTCTCGCCTGTGAAATAACAGCATTTGCTGTTGAATTATTTGCTACTGATGTAACGCCATATTTATGTGGGTTCCTAAGCAAACCAAATTGTCTAAAAGCAGTATCTACAGAAATTAAACCACTTTCTGTAGAATCAACTTCTCCAATTTTACTTGCAACCATAACATTAGTAGCAAGTAAGTCTTTAACTGGATTCTTTGCATGGCCATATTTTGGCGCAATGATACAACGAGCATTTGCATTAGTTCCAGAACCAAAGATGATGGCGTTAGCATACGTATAACCAGCACCAATTGTAGTTACTGTAATCTTATTGATTGCACCATTAGATACAGTTGCTGATGCAGCTGCCAAAGTGCCATCTCCGTCAAAGTAAATTCTTGTGGAGATTGACAGGTTGTTTGCAGTTGCGGCACCACCGCCATTAGCAGTAGTGGCAGAAGACAACGTAATCTTATTGTTTGGTGAATCTAAGTTGGAGATAAAAGCACCAACTGGAATACCAGTTCCTGTAACAGACATGTTGGAAGAAACATTAGTTGTATTGGCCAATGTAAGAATTGTGCAACCTGTTCCAAATGCGGAACAAGTAATAACGTTATGGTAATAACCTGTACCGCCAGTTTGAATAACCACAGTTGTCAATTCGCCAGCAACCACACCCGTATCATCTAAACTATAGTCAGACAATGTACTAGCGGTGTCAGACCTTCTTGGTGTTGGAATCCAATCGTTAGTTAAAAACTTGTTGGAAGAACGAACATTAAACATGTACTTCCAAATATAACTGTCGGCTGTTGAGATTACACCATTTGAAGTGGTATAGTCTCCTGTTGGTTCAACTGTCGAATTAGCCGTTGCATTATTAGACAAACATTTGTAAACATTTTTAGTCGAAGTAATGACATACATCGGTTTCAAGTTTTGACTAACGTTTGCGGTAATTAAGTTTTCCAAGCCAATAGTGTCGTCATACTGGCGGTACTTTGTGTTTGCCGTCCAGTTGACCCTTGGAATAACATGTTCTACGTCATTTGCAGTAACTTTCTTAGCTGCAAACATATTGTCCCAAACTTCTTTTTCATTTGAGATGGTTTCTACGATTGAATCTGGAGATGCCTCATTAGCATATGCCACGTGGCCACCAATGAAGACGTATTCAATTGATGGAGTAGTATCGCTAAAAGAGTTTTTAAATCTCTCAGCGCTATTCAAAGGTAGTTTTTTTGATGTGTAATTTGTTGCCATGAACTATATTTATGTTACAATTATCAAAGATTGTGAGTTGGCATTGGTTGTAAATGCACTGGATACAGTTAAAGATGTATTACTTGTAATAGCATTAACTGTTCTGATTTGATTATTTACAGAGATGTTTGAACCAACTGTTAGAATGCCACGACTGTTGGCCGTAACAAATTTGGTCAAAGTACCTGTTACGTGAATTGAACTATTGACATTGACTCTGCCGGAAACAGAAACTTGTTTATCCGAAGACAAACTAATATTTGTGTCAATAGTTCTGTTAATTGGATATTCAGCATACTGTTTGAAACCAGCTGGGTGTAACAATCCTTTTAAAATCTCTCTATACTTAGAGAATTCAACTTGTACGGATGTCACATAAACAAAGTCCGTGTAATAGTTTAGGCCTTCAAGTTTTCTATCCAATGAGGACAGAATACCTTCTGAACTATTCCATTTACCTGGGAATGAAACATAAGACCTTTCAATTACGGCCTCAGCAGTCGCAGTTCCATCTCCAGACTGTGATAAATCAACCGCAGGCAAAAACTCATAACCTGAACCGGTGTCAGTAACACGAATTGATTGAATCTGGCCAACAACTGTAGATGTGTTACCACTAATGAGCTCTGAGTCACCCATAATAGAAACAATCTCCACGTTAGCATTTACAGCTGATGTGTTTGCAGAAGAAATGGTAATAGATGGGAAATTGTCTTGTACGTAACCTTGGCCACCAATTAAATCTCGGTCATATACACCAACTTTTGCAAATGTGGATGTTTTAGTGAATGCTACGTTGACATTGAATGATGTTGATGATGTGATACTGTTAATGTAACGAGCTTCCAAATTAATCATAATCTGGTCACCAACGAACAAATCAGATGTGAAGTTTGTTCCAGTACCAGTAACTATAATATCACCAGATGATGCGTTTGCGGTACCTGGAATTCTGGAAGGACCAAATTCAATCCTAGTAATTGCACCAGTTGAACTGACGTTAGTTACCGCAGCTGCAGCACCTGCACCTGTTGTTGATGGTGGGTTTGCACCAAAGACAACTTCATCGCCTTTTTTATAACCTTGGCCGCCAGCATTAATTCTGATTCTACCTAAAGAACCAAAGTCTTTTAATCTAACGTTTGTGTTAGCAATAGCCAAAGGACTATTAGCATTATACGTTATAGTATTACTTGATGAATTTGATGAAAGAATGGATACATTGGTGATTGGACCTAATGAGGTCAATGTTGTTCTGGACAACGCATCAACAATTCTTGTACTTGCATTTTCACCAGTTGGAATTACATTAGCTGGAAATCCATAATCTGTATTTGAAAGTTGTATACTAGAATATGTCGAGATAACATCAGTAAACAAGGTGAATGTGTTTGGACTAAGTGTACCGCTTGTGTCAACCGTATTAATCGCACCAGTAACAACTGTGCCACCTGGACCAAATCCTTTAAAATCATCACCTGATTGGAATCCTGCACCACCAAAACGGACATTCATTACGTCCACAAAACCTGTTGAAATAGAATCAACTACAGCTTCTGCTCTGGTTGTAAAACCACCACCATTAATTGGAACTTGGTCGCCAATATTGTAACTTGCGCCGCCATTGATAACATTGATTAGGTTAACAGTAGAGATGGTGTTAGAACCAATGGTGATTAATGTTGTTCCATCATCACCAATAATCTCACAGGTAATTTCTTCAGCATTTAGGAATGTGCCATCTAAATTCTTGGTATTGATATACAATTCAATGGCTGTTTGTTGTGTAATTAACCTTGGTGCGGCACGTTCAACAATTGCACTGGCACCAGATGTTGTACCAATAATTCTTCTGGAATTAAATGCGTCAAAGTCAAAGCTTGGATAATATACTTTGATAACCATGCCAACTGGCGGTGCGGTATAAAAGATTAACTTTTTAGTTTCTTTACGTACAGTATATCCACTATTCAACAAAACACCATTTTCATACACACGAAGGTCTGTTATAAGTGCTTGCTGAGCCAAATAGAATGTGGTGGTTTCACCATCACCAACATAAGAGGTATATACATCATTGTCAATTCTAAGAACATTCTCAACAACCCAATCGCCAGCGGATGCTCTAAGAATATTGTCTTTTGGCAAAGTAAATTCAACTTCTTCACCATAAAGAATTCTAAACAACAAACTGAAAGACTTCTCACTACCTCTTGATAGGTACAATGGAAGAACATTCTTAATTAAAAATGCTTTATCAATCTGTTCTGCTTGCGGCAAAAGCGTTGCAAAATTTGATACGAAACTTTCTCCAAACGCATCAATTGAATCATCAACGTCAGAAATATATCGTAAGTTTTTGGCCTGAGTAACTAAATCATTCTGTTGGGTTCCTTGTTTAGTTTCAAGGAACTCATAGTAAGCTTCTAAGAAGTTTACGAATAATGGATATTCTTCCCGAACATACTCGGGTACTTGTTGATTTACAAGAATTGAATTTTTAAAATCTGACATTACGAATTAACTTTTAATAATTGCGTAGCAACTGCTGATGGGTCTGTTTCATCAATAGTAATAATAGTGTTTCTAATCGATTCAATAATACCAGATTCAGATTCTATACTCAAACGAATTAAACCATCTGAAGTAGCAACTGCTAAAATTCTTAAATCGTTGATTGTAATAATACCAGTTGAGTAATTAATTGTACCTACACTTGGATTTATAACTTGCCTATTGGCGGTACTATCGTAATAAATTGTTCTAATTGTTCCAACTTTAGTATCGATTACAGCCGATGCTGCAGCGTTATAACCATCACCACCTGTAATAGTAACAACTGCACGGCTATAGTCAGAGCCACGATTTGTCATTTTGATTTCAGTAATTCTACCATTTTGGATTACAGCCACAGCTGTTGCACCTACGCCATCTCCAGTAATTGTTACCGTTGGCACAGTTTGAAAACCATAGCCTGCGTTTGAAATTTCGATAGAAGAAATGCCGGTTGAAGATTGTGGAATTTCTTCAATGACAGCAGTACGACTAACACCACTATTATCAACTGTAGTAAACTCCGATGAGGTCATTCTGTTTGTGATTGTGCCACGATGTAGTGGAACACCAAAATTAATAGTATAATTAGACGTTGTTCCTACTTCTGGTTGGAATCTTTTTTGTAATCTAACAATCGTTTCTGAACCAATGATACCATTGAAGCTAACATTGTCAATTTCGTCTTGTAATTTCGAGAGAGCGAAAACACTATTAAATTTATTAAGGTAAGTATTTTTGTAACCAATGATTCCGTTCCTGATTAGAGTTCTTAATGTATTCTCATTAAGAGATGTTTTTCTATCATCATATTTCACAACCGAGTTTAAAATCAAATACAAATACTCGGGGTCACGAATTTCAGCGCTAACTGAAACAATGGCCTTTGGTTTAATAATCTCATTGATAATTCTTGTCTTTTCTGATTCTGTGATATAGTAGTTTTCTTTTGGTTTCAAAGAAATCAAAACTTTACCATAGATTGGTGGAATTTCATCTTCACCACCCCATACTGATAATGAATCAATACTTGGATAATTCTTCTTAATGTAGGACTCATAGTCCACCTTAGTAACTAAACGATTCTGCGTGGCAAATTGAACTGGTGATGCTGATTTAATTTCATCAACTGTTTCTCTATCTGAGCCACCAGCTGCAACAGAGACAACTTGAATTACACCGGTACTGTAAGGGCCAATGGCAGAAGACATTCCGAAACCATCAACCTTGTTGGCTAAAGTGCCGTTTGTTGACAAATAGCCAACTGAAATTACAGAACCATCTTCAATCTTACGACCAACAGTTCCATTACCAAAATAGATTTGATATTTTCCGCCTTTAGATTCTTGCAAATAGAATACGGCAGAGTCAGCGCCAACATCCAAAATATCCGTCACTTTGTTATAAACTGTGGTTGATGTATTACTTGTGGATGGATTTACTGATACAGTAATTGTGGATGTATCAATGTCCATATCAGGCAAAGTAAATATTGACTTTGGATTAGCACTCTCATCATAATTGAAAGTGTAATTCAATAACTGGCCTTCTTTGATTTCTAAATTCTCAAAGTAATAACTGGTGTCAGATTTTGTGACAGTAACGCCATTCATAACCACAAAACCAAAAATACGTTTATCTACCAACTTAGAATTAAAAACATATCCCTTTGGAATAGTTAATGTATCCAATGTTGTGTTACCACTATTGATTGTTAGGTTGATAGTTGCTGTAGGTGCAGTTTTAGAATAAGGCACATAGCCTAATGTCTTGGCATGAGAAACCACAGAATCACGCAACAGGGCAGTATCTAAGAATGCCTCGTTGGCAACCATGTTTAGATAGTAGGCATTATAGTGTGTATTGTAAGCTAAAAGATTAACCAAAACATTTAAACCAGAACCCTCAAAATCATAATCTTGGAATTCAGTTTGTTGTTTTAGGAATGATTTTAGGTTGGTCTTGATTGTATCGAAATCAAGGTCTGTTACCTGTAAACGATTTTGTGCCATTTATCGTACTCGTTCTAAGAAAAATTGTATTGTTACTGGTTCGGTTCTGTTGACAATGAAAAATTCCATCGCAATCCTAAAACCATTCTTATCATAATCTGGAAATACTTGTACCTTTGAGACACTAACTCTAGGCTCAAAGTTTTGAATTGTTTGCGTTATCTCACGTTGAATGAGAGTTGCCGATACTGGATCCAAAGGCTCAAATAGTAACTTTTGGATATTACAACCAATTTCTGGTTGAAAAGGCACTTCATAATGCTGAGTCAGTACCAAATTCTTAATGGAATTGATTACCGCCATCTCAGCAGTATGTTTATTGATATCTTTCCTGATTGGATGAATCTTAAAATTCAAATCCAAGTCACGATATTCTCTTACGGTTGTGGTTATTCCTATTGCCATTTTCTATTTATTCAACCTATCCTATATAATAGTTTACTTGAGCCAATATAATTTTTAATTAAAAAGTCTTCTGTTTGACCTGTACTTCCAACACCACGAGCCTTTTTGTAGTCTGTAAGAATACTTAACGAATTCTTATAAAACTGCTCATCATGGACTCTGCGGTCATAGAAGATGGAGTTAGCAGAATTAGCTGTGGTTGCTATGGCATTTACTGTGTTGAATGTCAGATTGGAAGTTCTAATGAATGGATCCATTTCGCTACCAGAACCTGAAATCGAAATACTACTGTTAATCGTATTTGCATATGTGACCACAGTATTATAGATTGATATCAAATCATTAGCCACAAACAAGCTCGTAAAGTTGCCCATAATTGGTGCATTGTTGGATACACCTTCTGTTTGGTAAATTAATGAGACTACTGCTTTGCCTGTTTGAACGGCAGTCTCATAATGTGGTAAATTTGCAACACCTTGGTCAGATGATACTGTTATAGAAGTTACACCTGAAATTCTGTTCGTGTGAGCAAGGAAGTCACCAGCTTGTGTGTTACCGGTTGCGCTATTACTGATGTAAGCAAAAGTGCTACGAATATGAGTCCACAGACCAGTCAAATTACCTGAGCCTTGTAGTGAGCTTGTAACATTCACCAAATTATTAGATACACTCCAAATATTACTTGTCACATTAGCACAAGGATTAATAAAGTAACCACCAGTATCATTATTAGCTAAATCAGCAGCTTGCCAAGAAGTCAACATCTTCGGCATAGAATCTAGTGTCGTTCTCACTTCAGTAGATAATTCACTAATAACTGAATTGGTATCTACGTAGTTATAATTTAATCGGGAAAACAAAGAAGCCATAATATATTCCTTAAATCATTGGACCAGAAATTGGTGGAGAAGTTGGACCTTTAGCCATATGAATATGTGTGTCAAATATTTTTGTATTAATCATATCAGTCATCAATACGGCTGACATTGTGCCAAATGAACCAAGTGGTGCTTTAACTTGCACAGCAGCAGTCACAGAACCTGGAATAGCAATTGGAAAACCTACAGCTAAACCACCAAGTATAGAAACAAAACCGGATGGTCCTGCATTTACACCCACGCCAGCTGCAACCCAATTTTCACTCGTAATGTTTGTTGCGGAGATACCACCATTAACTGATAGGTCACCCTCAAGTCTCATGTGGTCACCAGTAACTAACCTCAGAGAACCAAGAAAATCAGAACCACATCCAACAGTCATGTTACCATCGGCTAAAATTCTAGATTCACCTTTAACAACTTGTGTGTAATCACCTTTAACAACTTGATTCAAATTGCCTTCAATCAATTCTGTTTTATTGCCCTTAATATTGACAATAGCATCACCTTCAATAGTGATGTTGCAAAATCCAGTAATGTGTACGTATTTGTTACCAGCAATGATTTCATAACCATCGCCTTCGATTTTATGTGTCTCATCACCATTAGAATGCATTTCAATGAATGTACCTGTTCTGTGGTGAATGCGGATACGTTCACGGTCAAACGTATCATCCAATTCAAATAAGTGTCCCGATTTTGTTTGTGTAACGTTATTGTCAGGATACTTTGGAGGATTTTCTACCGAAGCCTCAGACTCTCTTTGTCTCCAACTATAATCTGGTGGAGAATATTCATTAGTAATTGCCATATTATTTAAGCCAGTTTCGCATTAGTTGGGTCTGTGATATTAGCATTAGAAATAGCTGTTGCTTCTGTTGATGCTGTCAAAGACGATGTAGATGGCACCAATGAACTATATGCTGTAGGTGATGCCATGTAATTTGTAAATGCGGTTTCAGATGCTTTAATGTCGGCCGCACTTGATGGTGCCACAAGAACTGCACCTAATTGTTGTGGTGTACTGGCCAAAATAGCACCTTGTTTAGCAACTTCCGCAATTTCAGTACCAACTTCATTAACAGCAGTGGCCAATTCTTTTAAATCAGAAACTAAACCAATATCAGCAAAACCTGTTGTAAAACCAGCAAGTAATGATTTATATAAGTTAGCCAAACATTGTTGAAATTCTGCTAATAATTTTGCAGGCAAGTTTAAGATGTATGCAATCATTGCTCTAATCTTTGCAACAATTTTTAAATAACCGGCAATTGTTTGATTAATGTCTTTAATAAAATCAGTAACTTTTTTTATTTCTCTTGCAATATTTTTAGCAATTTCAGTAAGTTTCAAAACTTCGCCAGACCTATCTGTAGCTCCAAGAGTCTTCAGTAAAGCAGCTATTGCAGCTTTAATTGCAGCAACAACTTCACTAAATTGTCTTGTTACAGCACCAACAACTCGGTCCGTTTCAATTGTAATATCACAAACGTGAATAAGTTTGTTGTTTGTTCTATCAACACCAGTGCCCGTGACAACACTTCTACCTGTTGGTGCAGTTGAGGGATAACCTACATTTCCCGCTGGATCACCGGCCGGTTTAACTGGTCTTTTTGCTGTTACCACAAGTTCTGGCACTTCTTCTTCAGATACAATACCAGGAATTACACCCATCACATAACCAAATTGTGCAGAATCAGGATCAGGAAAATACACCAAAACCCAATCACCAAGTTTAGGTGCAGAAGCTTTATCAGAATTGTTTACTGCAAATAATGGCTGAAACCACGGCAACGTTGTAGTTGGAATTCTTTGTTTATCATCATCGTGTATTTCAATAACTCTAACCCTCAAACGATGCAGTTTTAATGGGTCATCAATATCTTCAATGATACCATGGTACATACCTTGGTGTTGTTTATATTCTGTCTTCATTACTTAAACGATTCCATTTGTTTATCCATCTCCTGCTGATTTGCAGTAAATTCAGGTCTTTCGGTTGAATCTGTTACCGCTTCCACAATGGTTTCAAACCTATTATGTCGTATCATATGTCTTGTAGCCAAAATAGCGTATTTGCCCTTTAACGTAATATCAAAATTATCTGTATCATCTGAATCAAAACCTCTACGTGGTACATTTAGATACAATGTTTTTCCAGATGTTACCGCAAAGTTACCAGGAATAACCAGTCTTAATCGTTGACTCACAAAATTTTGCAGAATTGATTCTCGTTGAAAAATGTATTGTTGAGGAGTGTCTTGATTCTGCAAAGGCTCTGGATCATTTTCATTAATGTATGCAGTAGTTTGTCGCTCAGTTGTATCCAAATAAAATATTTTTCTGGAGTTATTCATATCATAGTTACTATTACCATACTTCGTTTGAGATTTTGCTACAATTCTATTTGGATTAGCATGAGCCGAACCTTCGTATATATCATTGAAGGTGTAATTTGTTTTTTTCAACGTTCTAGTTACTGGATCAAAACCAACAACACTACCAGAATATACACCAGCTCTAGTATTTTTTATGAAGTCTGATTGTGTCATTACTTGCATGTGTCTAACGCCAATCATTTCTTCATTTAATGTTCCATCGGGCAAGTTTTTAACAGAGAACGTCAAATTTAAAAGTGGTTCACTAGACATAATTGTATCTAATGTGCTTAAATTGTAACCATCATTGTTTTGAAAGAACATGAAATTCGGTTTAGAATTATTATTTAAAGCTCTTTTGACACACCATTGAATAGCATCAAATGGTTTTAAGTTTGGTATGACTACCTTATTCAAACCATTTGAAGCGTCATAAACACCAGTTAATGTTACATTATCAGGTTTTAAATAATCCCTAATGATAGCCAAAATAATTTCAGTATATGTGCCTTCATAATAATGACTGACTCTTTGTTGCTCAGAGAAAATTAATTCTTCCGAAGAAAACTTTAAAATATAGCTCTCACTGGTTTGATTCATAGTCTTTCTATCAGTTTGGCTATGAACACGATACTTTCTTTTTATTGGAAAAAGGCCATCACCCTTGTCAATTTCCACCAACAAATATTCTGTTCCATCTAATAGTAATTTTTGTGATAAACCAATAGCATCGACAATCAACATATTGCCGGTTGCACATGGTGCCAACATACTATCATACAGGTTGATTTCTTCAAACATGCCACGTAAATCAACCGAACCAAATTTTGTTACCAGATCCAATCTCTGAATATCAAAATCTGTAGGTTGTAGCAATTGGTTTTCGTTCATACAATGATATCAGCAATCACACGTTTAAATTCTTTTTCAACAACATCAACTAATTCAGGTTTTAAAATTTTTATTGACCTTTTAGCATCATTAGCTTCAACTTCATATTCATAATATGTTTTAAACTCTTTGCCAATATCAATCGTTATGGTATTACTATCAGGTAATGTATAAGTTGTTGTTGAAGATGCAACATTAGCATACGTTGCAGAATCGATTTCTTTTTTAATTATCGTAGATATACCAGAAACTGGTTCTGTTTGTGTTTCAATTCGATAATAAGAATGTGTGGTTTGTACCGCCCATTCGTAACCTGTTTGACCGGCAGCTGCATTGGCAGAATATTTAGCTTCAATGTATTTAATAACGTTTCTTTGTGTAAGAGGCCAATCATACATTGGATCAACAATGTCATTAAGATTCATAATAATCCAATGTTTTTCGGAAGAACCATAAATTTTAGCAGCAACAATTTCAGGTGTTTCACCATCTTCAACACTATACTCATAGTAAATAGAACTGTTTTTCTTAAACTCCTGTTCAAAAGAAAATCTTGTTGTGATGTTAGTTAAAACATCCAAAGATTCCATTTCGGAGTTTGGAGTATAATAAACTTTTGGGAAATGTTTAAAGTATTTTGCCATATTAAACACCTCCATTAGCAATATCAAATTGATTTGGTGCGTTTTGTCTTAGTGTTGGATTGTAATAATTTTTAGTAATAATTTCGGTTTCTGTAAATGACAAATCCAAACCAATACCAACTGGCATACCAGTTCCGCCTTTTGATGGTGAGTTGGAATCAATTGTTTCATAAGCTGCAAAAGTACCTGTTGGTGCATAGTTTATATCTAGACCGGTTAGTACACAGGTTGAAACTTTTGGAATGTTCACATTTTCTTGGCCATTGTACATGAATTGAATATCAAATTCAGATGGTGGAACTAAAAATCTACCATAAGTACCATTCAATAATTCTGGTGCTTGGTGATATTTAAACATTTCAATAATGTCAATAACTTCTCTAGCCTCTCTTTGACTCCTTGGATAGAACATAAAAGAAAATCTAAATTGTCTAAATTGTGGCTTACTATAAATTAACTCTAATTGTGGATTCTGTGCAATCACACCACCAGTTGCCGAAGTCAATGCAGTAAAGAGTGGTCCTTGAGAACCACCAAATTTCGATGTTAAAGCTGCAACTGCAAAAGGAGACATGTTTTGAAGATTAACTCTGCCTGTTGCTTTATAATCATTGTAAGCATCTAAACCTGCCGCAGCACCTTGAGCAAGCGCACCCGGTATACCAAAAGCATCAGTTAGTGAAACGTCTGAATAACTCTGTTGATAATTAAAATTCAATGTGTCTGGCATATACAAGGCAATTGTATCTTTCGTTCTTTTAATGGAACGAAAGAGATTTCCTTCTTTCAATCTACCAAAGCCAGCATTTATTTCTTGACCAATAACATCACTAGCTTTATTCACATATTCATTATCAGCATTTGTTACAAGGCCTGATATGGAAGATGATACAACAGATTTAATTTTTTCACCCACATTACTTAGTGCACCAGTCAATGTATTATTGTTATTTTTCTGAGCATTGGCAAGAACTGTTGGCATTGGACCAGAGTTATCATAATTAGCTTCAAATTGTGTTCGTCTTTGGACATTGATAAAAAACATCATATAGTGTCCCTTATCTGTTGCGCCAAGGTCTATTGGATATCTTTTATTATCGACACTATAAGAATTCAATGATTTGAAATTTCTTGTAGCGTCCGGTTTGAAATTTATGTCCGTTAAAGAGAAAAGTGCCATTTGTGGTCCTATAGAATTTACTATATATTTATATGACTTCCTTAAATAAAACATACAAAGGAATATTCAAACCAAAGAACCCAGCAAAATATAACGGAGATGCGTCAAACATCATTTATCGTTCTTCGTGGGAACTCAGGGTTATGAAATATTTTGATGACAATCCAAACGTGATTTGGTGGGCTTCCGAAGAATTATCAATTCCTTACAAGTCTCCAGTGGACAACAGAATGCACAAGTATTACCCTGATTTTGTTGCAAAACTCAAAGTGAAAACTGGCCTGATAAAAACTGTAATGATTGAGGTAAAACCAAACGCCCAAACCAAGATGCCAGTACAGAAACGGCAGACAAAACGATTCATTCAAGAGGCGGCAACTTACGCCATTAATCAAGAGAAGTGGCGAGCAGCCGACCTATTCTGTAAGGAACATGGATGGCAATTTCAAATATTGACTGAAAAAGAACTTGGACTTTAATATAAATAACCAATGGCATATCTATTAGACAGAATAAATCAATCGTTGATGAAACAAGGTTTGACACCAAGAACAAACCAAGCACGCTCGTGGCTTCAATCTAAAATAACTGAATTGAATCCCACAAGACAAGCATTACTACAGGATAGAACCCGTCTAAAGGATAATACCATAATTGGGAAAATGTATTTCTATTCATACAGTCCCAAGACGAAAGCTTCGTTGCCATACTACGACCGGTTCCCTTTGGTACTACCAATAGAACAATACAATGACGGATTTTTAGGGTTGAATTTACATTACATTCACCCAAAGCAACGGATGATTTTGTTGGATAAATTGAGTAGTTTTGCGACCAATAAAAACTTTGATAAGAGCACCAAATTGCGTTTAAGTTATGCCGTATTGGCATCGGCTTCTAAGATATTTGAGGCGCAACCATGTATCAAACGTTATCTATATTCACATGTTGGTTCCAGATTTTTGGAAATTACAGCTGATGAGTGGGATATAGCTGCATTATTACCAATGGAAAGTTTTGTCGGTGCTTCAACAAGTAAGGTTTATGCCGACTCAGAGGGAAAATTCTAATGGCTTTTACACCACAATCATTTCTGTCCAATATCAAAGCTAAAGATGGCCTAGCAAAGAACAACCGTTTCGAGGTTATTCTTCCTATTCCACAATACGTTAATGATTTCGTTAAATCATCAGCACTCGAAAAACTTTTAAATCTACCAACAACAATTGTAACAGATGTTTCAGATGCTATTAATCAAATTTTAGGCAATGAATCTGCGGACGGCCAATCTAAAACTAGCAATGCATCTATGTCCAGATATTTGGCACTTCAATGTGAAAGTGCTGAATTGCCAGGTAGAGAATTAATAACAACTGATGTTAAAATTTATGGACCAACATTTAAAGTTCCATATCAAACTCAATATAATCAGCTTGCATTAAATTTTGTATGCACAAACGAATTCTATGAGCGCAAGTTATTTGACCGCTGGTTAGATGCAATTATGCCATCTGATACCAACAACTTGCGTTTTCCAAAAGGCGGTAACACTGGTACTGGTTACATGACCAATATTAAGGTTATTCAGTATGATGATTTTATCAAACAAATTTATGCGGTGGAAATGATTGATGCTTATCCAATTTCCATTGCTGCTCAGCCATTGTCATGGTCTGAAGAAGGATTTCACCGATTGACGGTTCAATTTGCGTACCAAAAATACCGTGTGGTATATTCTGGTCAATATGATATTGCTGCTGCGGCAGCTCAACTATTTGGAGACAAAGCATCCAGATTCTTCGACAAAGCTGGTAACTCAATTAGTGAAAGACTGATTACACCAGTTAGTAGATTAATATTTTAAATGTGAGGATATAATATGGCTTTACCAAAAATTGATGTGCCTGTATATGAAACTAAATTGGTTTCAACGGGAAAAACGGTTAAATTTAGACCGTTCTTAGTTAAAGAACAAAAACTTTTTATGATGGCTTCAGAATCAACTGATGTTAAAGAAACAGTTGGTGTTATCAAACAAGTTTTGAATA